GAATACGCATCTTGATATGTGGATGAAGATGTACTAAATCCAGAGCTAAATGCTTCATGTTTAAATTGAACAATTGTTCCAGCTGATCCTGTTGATAATACAGTTCCATCAACAGATGGTATATGTAATGTCCTATTAGTATCACTATTTGGAGCTGCTATGGTAAAATTACCATTTCCACTAGCGTGAGGACTTAATTTTATTTTTGACATACTTTATTCTTCAGCATCCAATCTTGCGTTTCTTTCAGCAGCAGTTTCTACATTAGCAGCCATAACTATTTCATCATCTGTTCCTGATACTGTACCACCTGCGGCTCTTATTCTTTTGATCTCGGCATTGACTATAACATCAATTTGTTGTCTTGATCTATTCTTTGTTGCGTTCTCAATCCATTCATGAATGTCTATAGCTATAGTATTAAGTGCTTTTGCTTCTGCATCTGTCAATGTTATTGTATAATTTGGCATAATTTTTTCCTTTATTTAGCTAACATAACCCAAAATCCATGATAAACATTATCTGCATCAGCAAAACCATACACACTAGTTCCACCATTGGCTGTCCAATGGACATAATCATTTACTGCCAGTTCTATTGGAAGAACATAACTACTATTTTGCTGATAGAAACTTGTTTCTGTTTCTTGTCTAAATTGTAGACCACCATTACCTGCAATACCTTCATACCGTACACCATTTTTAAATGGGTACCACCTTAAAGTAGATGTAGCAGTAGAAGCGATACCTTGTAATCCAAACATATATGTACCAGCAACAGGTGCAGTAAATCTACCATTACTTGAATCATAACAATTACCATCATTAATGACTGGAGTCCATCTAGCTGTAACTCCATCTGAATATGATGGAATCATACCAATACCATGAACAAAAATTGCGTTTGGTTGTGTAAGATATCCATTTGAATCTATTTTTAAAGATTCTGCTGCTGCATTTGCATCAATATTCAAAGGATAATTTGCACCACTACCAACAACTGTACCTGATGCTGTTGGAACTGCTAAGTTGTTTATACTTCCGTTTCCTGTTCCACTTAATGTTAATGCCATTTAATCTCCTAAACTATTGTCCATTCTGAACCAGCAGGTATTGTTACAGTAACGCCTGCATCTATGGTGATAGGCCCAGCGCTCATTGCATTTTTACCTGATGTAATAGAGTAACTACCTGTAACATTTTGATCATTTTCATAAAACACAGGATTATTATCAGCGCCTGTAGCGCCTGTACCTGAACCGAGAGTATTTAAATTTACTACTGTATTACCAACTTCAAGTGTTGGTACTGCACCACTTCTTAATACTATCTTTGGCATTATTCAGCCTCTGCTATTGTTAATGTACCTGCTTCTACTTGACGCATAATTTCGTCATAAATTTCATTATTACCTATTGGTATGAAAGTTTCTTGTCCGTTAAACAATTCAAAAATACAGGTATTAGTACCTGTTGATGGATCACTAATATATTTTAAATTTTGAAATTCCATTTCTACTCCTACATCATCTCTGCGTTATACCATCTACTTATACCTTCAAATGACATCATCTGACAGTCTGCATCATTAGTGCCAGGGTAAATGTATTCTTGAACATATCTACTACCAACTAACTGACCCCAACCACTATATGCTGATTCAAAACGAATCCAATGTTTATGCAGACTTGGCGTTCCTGTATAGGTGAACAATGGGTTAGCTCTCATAGGAACTGGATGAATGAGAGTTTCAGAAAACATTTGACCATTAGCAGGTATGTTTCTTGCATCTGCCCTAAAAAATCTTAATGAGCCAGTATATTTGTAAAAATATCGCATACATTTCATTAGTATTAGATCAATTGGCTCGAACTCGAAATTTGAAGCAGTTTCTCCAACTTCCAGTTGAACACCTGTGATAAGCCATTCATTATCAGTTGAATCGGCAAGATTGAGTTGACCTGGTGCTATATTTGCACTTGTACTTGATTCCCAAGATGTTGCTAATGTTCCAGATGTATAATCAGAACCAGCACCAAGCCACCATTGAACCCATAATGACGCACCATTGTCATTACCAAATGCTCCTGTTTCATCACCTTCAAAAATGATAGTCTTTTTCTCCCAAGTGTCAGCTGAAACTATATCATATGATTTAGAAATGCGTCTAGTATTATCAGCATCATAAAAACTTGCAATATAAGTTCCAGTTTTATTTGATTTAACCCAAAAGGACAATGTAAGTTTTTTTGCACTTGATGTTCCTTTAAGTAAGCGCTGGAGGTTTTGACCTTCAATTCTTTGCTCAAATATAAGATAATCACCAGCTTCTGGACTAGCATCTGCTGTAGTGCAATCCCATTTTGTAGAATAAGCAAACCCTTGACCAGCAGGAACTTCTGCTGAACGAGATACTGTAAATGCACCCATTGAATTTACTCTTGTTTTAAATCTATCTACTGTTGAATAAGTATCTGTACTAACAGATGCTGTAGTTTCTCTTTGCCAAACATTCATACCACCGTTAATAATAATATTCCTGTTATTTAAAGTGTCTGTTACTGACAAAGTAGCATCTGCTACATTTGGTAAAGTTATTGTTCTATCTGTATCTCCAGAACCACCTTGTATTGTGTATATTCCACTTCCTGATGTTCCTGGTTGTATTTTTATGTCGCCCATTTATTCTGCCTCTGCTATTGTTAATGTTCCTGCATCAACTTGACGCATGATTTCATCATAAAATCTGTTACCTACTGTTAATGGAATATCCCAAACCTCACCATCTATTGTTGCTTCAATTAGGTTTGCTACATTTTCACTAGGATCAGTTATTACATATCGTGCGTTTGTTATTTCCATTTTTTCTCCTACAATTCTGCATCTGCTTTTAAAATTTGATGTCCAGCAGCTCCAATATCTCTGTAATTACTACCGCTCCATCCAACTGTAACGGAATCTTTTGTAACCCTAGTGGTTTCATCAGCATTAAATCCACCATGACCAACCAATGCTCCACTAACTCTTGTAATACCAGGCGTATCTCTCATTGTTACTGGAAATGAATTACCCATATAGTTTTTATTATAATCATTATCAGCAGTAGCTGCTCCACTTATTTCACCATACCAAAAATATCTCTGACATTTTCTCAAAACAGTTTCATATGGCTCGAACTGAAAGTCTGTTGCAGTATCTCCAACTTCTAGCTGACACCCAGTCATATACCATTCATTACTTGTTGAATCTGCAAGGTTGACTTGACCAACTGCTCTGTTGGCGGTAGTAAGTGCTTCCCAAGATGTCGCTAAAGTCCCTGATGTATAATTTGAACCAGCAGCTAAATAAAAATTAAAGTCTATCCCTCTACCATTATCGTTTGCAATAGCATTAGTTGTGTCACCATCAAAAGTAATTTCTTTTTTCTCCCAAGTGTCAGCAGAACTTATTGTATATGATTTTGAAATGTGTCTATTTGAAACATCTGTTCTTACTAGGTTTATAATGTAAGTTCCAGTTTTATTACTCTTTACCCAAAAAGAAAGAGTAATACTTTTAGCACTCGAAGTACCAAATAATAGATGCTGTAGGTTTTGAGCTTCTATTTTTTGTATAATAACTAACTCGTCACCAGCAGCTGGACTTGCATCAGCAGTAGTGCAATCCATTTTTAAACTGTAACCAAAACCTTGTCCTGATGGTACATCAGTTGATTGTGATTGTGTCCATGTACCTAAACTATTATTATATGTTTCCCATCTGTCAGCAGTCACATAACCATCAGTAGATGTACTTGATATACTTGCTTGTGAGGTTGCTCTTTGCCAAACATTCATACCACCATTGATGAGCAAATTTTCAGGCCTACGGTCTCTAATTGATGATATTGTGGTATCTGCTACATTAGGTAATGTGAATGTTCTATTTGTATCGCCTGCACCACCTTGAATAATATATGTTGAGCTTCCTGATGAACCTCCTTGTAACTTTAATTCACTCATAATCTATATCTTTTTATGTTATTGTTACACCGTTACTTGACACCACATTCCAGTTATTTCCGTTATATATTAACAGTACACTATCACCGATATCATTCCAAACTATTGATGTAGTAACATTTGTTGAGTTTAAATTACCGCCTGATTGTGTCATTGTTACATCACCGCCGTCATGTGTCATTATGATAATCTTTCTTTGACCTGCGAATGTGCCAGCAGGTAGTGAAACAGTCATAACACCAGAAGATGAATCTAAAAGTGATACTTCGGTAGCAATGTCTAATGCACCAGCACCTGTAATAGTTTCAGAAGCAGTAGTCTGTAATGTTGAAACTTTAGATGGTAATGTTATACCATTTCCATTTACTATTAGTTTATTACTATTTGCGTCTAATCTAATTGCCATATAATATTACTCTAAAAAATTGTGAATGTGCTATTAGCAGCTACTGTTATAGAAAAACCATTTGCAATTGTTAATGGACCAGCCGCACTTGCATTATAAGTTGAACTGATTGTAACATTTTCTGAAACTGTTTTTCCGTTAATTCTTATTGTACCTTGTGAATCAGCTGACAAATATGGATTAGTAACAAAACTACCACCCATGTAAACTATTTCAATGTTTTCTGAACCTGAGGCAGGTGGTGAAGTAAATATTAACTTTCCAGCTCTTACAGCATATGTATCTGTTGTTTGTTTAACACCTGCAATAGTAACTAAAACCGAAGCTTCGTTACCATAATCATGGTTTAAATTAAATTCTGTTTCAGACCCATCACCAGAGAACCTCTCTGCTACCATGGATCCGCCTCGTATTTGATTTCCTAAATAACTCATATTTTATTCAGCCTCTGCTATTGTTAATGTACCTGCATCTACTTGACGCATGATTTCGTCATAGTGTTTGTTGCCTGGTACTAATGGAACTGACCAATCTACGCCATCTATTGTTGCTCTAATTTTTTTATTTTCACCAACAAGAACATCTTGATTAGTATCTACATCAAAACTCTTTTCTTTTAAATATTTTG